CCAGGTTGCATCATGTGGGTGGACCTATTAACTTGCTTAACAAAGGAGATAATAATGACATTCAATTCATTATTCCCAAATAACGGTATGATTAAAATGGATGAACTCCATAATCATTTCGTAAAACACACTACAGATATATTTGATAATATATTTGATAGTTGGTCTAAAATACCTTCATTCCCTTTTTACAACGTGGTGAAATATGGAAAAGGTAAATATGGTCTAGAAATAGGACTTGCTGGATACAATAAAGAAAACGTTCTTGTAGAAGTAAAAGACGGTATCTTAACTGTAGAAGGTAAAGTTGAAGATAAAAATATAGACTATGTTCAAAAAGGACTAGCTTATAGAAAATTCATTAAACAATTTGAGTTAGCATCTGATGTAATAATTGATGAAGCTGAAATGGTTGATGGTTTACTTAAAATTAAACTTGGTTTTAAAAAACCAAAAGAAGTCGAAGGTGTTAAAGTAGAGGTAAAGTAATGATACCTTATACACCATGCGAGAATGATTGGTTATCTAAATCCAATCTTTTAATTCTTCTCCCATTACTTTAGAAGCGATATCTATTTTTTTGCGGAGGGCATCTACTATTTTTTCATCTACGGTGTCCTCTGCAATAATATCAATATAAGTCATTTTTCTTTTTTGTCCGGCTCTATTTATTCTGGCTTCTGATTGAGTTCTTTTTTCTAAATCATAACCATTAGAATAATAAATCATTACATTACCTGCAGTAAGTGTAATACCATAACCACCTGTTTGTGGTGTTCCAATTAAAAATCTAACTTTACTATTTTCATCTTGAAATAATTTTATATTGTTTTGTCTAATCTCACTTGGTGTATCACCATAATAAGTAACATAAGAATCAGGACCATATTCTTTTTTAATTGCTTCAACTATTATTTCAATGTCATATTTATAATGTGCCCATATAACAGCTTTGTTTTCAACTTCACTTAATATATCCATTAAAGCATCTAATCTTTCATTTTTTATTTTTTGTGTTGTTCCATCGTCTGATTTAAAATGACCACAAGTTATTTGATGTAATCTCATCAATTGAACAAGAGCAGTTGCAGTTGTCATAAGTTTATCTCCTAATTGCGCTAAAGCTAATTGCTTCATAGAATCGTAAATCTTTTTTTGTTCTTTTGATAATTGAATAATTCTTTTTGTAAAAGAATAACTTGGAAGATCTAAACAATCTTCTTTTAAAACTCTATAAGAAAACTTTTCTATTCTTTCAGACAACTCATCTAAATTTCTATAACCAACAACTATTTGAACTGATCTTCCTCCAAAATTAGCTGTTCTTAAAACAGCATACCTTGTTTTAAAAGCGTAGTAAGAAGTATAATCTAGTAGTCCCTCATCTAAAAATTCACATTGTTTATATAAATCTAGTGGAGATTTAGTAACAGGAGATCCGGTTAATATTCTTCTATACTTTGCAGATCTTCCCAATTGAACAATAGATTTAGTTCTAATAGCATCTGGATTTTTAATAGTAGTAGATTCATCTATTGCCATTAAAGTTTCATGACAACTTAAAAATTTATTTGCAAATGTAACTCCATTTTTTGTAGATAAAGCTTCTACATTCATAACTAAAATATGAAGATCTGTTCCTGTTTCAAACAATGCATCCACTTCTTTAGATACTATTTCATTACCTTTCATAAAAGATGCTTTCCATAAAACCATCTTTTTTTCTATGTGTGTTGGCATATGGTTTGGAATTTCTATATCAAACCAGTTTTGATAAACTCCTTTTGGAGCAACAATTAGAGCACCATTAATCTTTCCCTTATCATAAAGCATGGCTATGTTATCAATGAGAACTTTTGATTTACCAGTCCCCATTTCCATAAAGTAAGCAAAATGAGCTTTATTCCAGGACTTTTCTAACGCAGTTATTTGATGTGCGTATGGTTTAGTTTTAAACTTGTAATTCATAATATTTTACTTTATCTTTCTATAAAAATGCAGTATATCATATATATAATTTAATTGTCAAGTAAAGAAAGATGAATTCAACAGTATACGTAATACAAGAATTACCTGGAACTAGAGCTGGTCAACCTAAATTTAATATTATGGGTGCAGCTAAATATGGTACATTAAAAGTGTTATTACCTGAATATTCTCAAATGGTATTGAGTCCAGGGCCTTTAATACTTAAATTAAGATCTTTATTAAAAGACTATACTGAAAAAGATTATTTACTACTTACAGGTGATCCTGCAATTATAGGTGTAGCATGTTCTATTGCTGCAGATATTACAAATGGTAAATATAATTTATTAAAATGGGATAGACAAGAACAAGTTTATTATCCAATAGAAATTAATTTATTTGAGAAAGGCTTGATTGAAGAAAATTAATTTATCCTACATCTTGACATATTTATAATTTTACATTATAATTAGTTCAATGAAAAAAATAGAAAGAAAACAAACAACAAATAGAAAGATAAAATATGACAACAATAAACTATGAAATAGACCAAGCAGAGTCAATAACACAGGCTAATGATGCAAAGTCTCTATCTGATCAAGTTATTAAATTAAGAAACCTTGAAGATAAAATTGTTTTAGCAGAAAACAGTTTAAAAAAATTACAAGAAGAAGCAGATATTCTTTCAGGTGATGTCATTCCTACGATGATGCAAGAAATGAATATCTCAACATTGAAATTAGCAGATGGTTCCGCTGTAGAAGTGAAACCCATCTACGGTGCTTCTATTTCCGCTGAAAGGAAAGAAGAAGCATTTAACTGGCTTCGTACAAACGGCCTAGGTGATCTTATTAAAAATGAGGTTACCGTTTCTTTTGGTCGCAACGAAGATAACAAGGCAATTGCTTATGCAAACCTTGCGGCAGAGAATGGATATCAACCCGCCCAGAAATTAAAGGTTGAGCCCATGACTCTCAAAGCATTGGTCAGAGAGCGTATCGAAGCTGGGAAAGATATGCCCTCTGATCTATTTAACGTGTTCGCAGGAAACAGAACCAAAATAACAAGGAAATAAACATGAACAAAGCACAAAGCACGACGGACCAAGGAACTAAAAAGTCCAACGCAGTAGCTGAGAAAGTAGCTGCGGGAGCTTTAGCTGTTAGTCTTTTTGAAGAAGATGCAGATAAAGGTCTAGGTAATATAGGTCATGAAGATCTAGCATTACCTTTTCTTAAAATACTAGGACAACTATCTCCAGAAGTTAACAAGAGAGATGGTAAATATGTTCAAGGTGCAGAACCTGGAATGATTTACAACTCTGTAACTGGAGAACTATTTGATGGTGAAAAAGGAATTAACGTTTTACCATGTCATTACAAATTAGAATATATTGAATGGCAGGAAAGAGGTGAAGGTTCTGGCGCTCCAGTTGGAATTCATCCATCATCAAGTGATATAATGACTAAAACAAAAAGAGATGCTTCTTTCAAAGACAGATTATCAAATGGTAATTATGTTGAAAGAACTGCAAGCTATTTCTTAATTGTTTGTAGTCAAACTCCAACTACAGCTTTACTTGCTATGAAATCAACGCAGCTAAAGATAAGTAGAAAATGGAATAGCATGATAACAGGAACAAAGATGAAAGGTAAAAATGGATTATTTACTCCAGCATCTTTTAGTCATGTATATAAATTAAGAACAGTTCAACAGTCAAATGATAAAGGCACTTGGTTTGGTTGGGAGGTTACTAAAGTAGGTCCTGTAGAGGATGCATCTTTATACCAACAAGCTAAATCATTCGCTGAAAGTGTTTCTAAAGGAGACGTTATAGTGAAACACGGTGAGAGTAATGGATCTGAAAAAGGATCTGAAGCTCACTTCTAATTCGTTTCGTTAAAATAATGTGGGCAAGCAATTGCCCACATCACAATACAAAGGGCTAAATGGAAAGAAATTTTATAGAGTATTTTACTGGGCTGCAAAGAAATTTTGGTTTTGCAGATTTAACAAAAAACATAAAAGATCCAACTACAGGTAAATTAAAACCAGAGTATGGTTGGTCAAAACAACCAATAACTGAACAAGATTATTTAGATCACTTAGAAGGTAATAAATCTATAGGTATACAACCATGTGATGATGATGGTATAGCAAGATTTGGTGCCATAGATATTGATTCTAAAGACTATAAAGATTTTTCAATTAAGAAGTATTTAGATATTATTAAACAATACGATCTTCCATTAATCCCTATTAAATCTAAAAGTGGTGGATTACATCTTTACGTATTTTTAAAAGAACCAGTTAAAGCTTTGGTTATTAAAAAGTTTTTAGAAAGTTTATTATTTACATTACAGCTTCCATTAAGAATTGAAATATTTCCTAAACAAACAGAACTAGGTAAGGATTCAGAAGGAAATTTTATTAATGGTAATTTTATTAATCTTCCTTATTACAATAAATCCGAAAGAGTGGCTATCAACTTTGATGGTAAAGCATTTTCATTTGATCAATTTATAAAAGTTATAGAAGCAAATTTAAAAACTGAAAAAGAATTAGAAGAGTTTTCATTAGCCCATGTGAAAACTGTACTACAGGGAGGCCCATCCGAGTTTGATGATGGTCCTCCTTGTCTACAGATGATGACTAAAAAAGAATTAGATGATGGTAGAGATAGATGGTTATATAATTACATGGTATTTGCAAAGAAGAGATACCAGGACAAATGGGAAGAGATGGTAATAGATGCTCCTAAAAAATATTTTCTAAAAGATTCTAATGGATTAGTTATTGATGATTGGGGTGAAAAGAAAGTAAGAGATAAAATTAGATCTTGGAAAAAAGATTC